ACAGGTACATTTTTAAACACATAATTACCGTAACCGTTTAAAAATATAATAGGAGGAGGATTGCCGGCCTTAGGATCAGCTCCTGCAAACATTTTGGTCAAACTTCTTAAATAGTGTACCATTGCAATCCAGTAAAGTCCTTGGCTAGGATCCTCCACAAACATCGGAGCTTCTATTTTAATTAGGCCGGGATCGCTATTTTGATACGCTTGCAATGGGTAATTTGTATGAATAGTACTCATAGGTTGATATTTTGCGCCACCGTGAATATTAATAGTAGGTGTGTAAGGAAATATTAATCCGCCTGCTTCTTTTAAAGGTTCCAATACAGGACTTGATTTGAACGCAGTCCATTTTGCCATGCTTAATCTAACACGCCAATCGTTTTCATATGTTGGATCTGTGAACTCACTTACTGCATCTACTATATCGCCAATTGTTTCGCCGGCTGCTGGTAAATTGTCCAATCCCATGCGGATTGCACTACCTAAACCTTCTGCAGAAGTTAAGTCACCGAGTCCTCCCAAGGCCTTTGAGGCGCTGTTGAAACCGCTTATAGCGCCGCCTACGGCAGGTATAGCACTGGTTATCGATGATAAATTAAACGCCATAATATATTTGTCCTTTTGGTATCTTATTTATTTGACTTTATTAACTGCGTAGTTTATAATAGTACATCCGGAGATGAATGAATGACAGTAAAAGTTAACTACCTAAACAACAAGGATATGTTGTTAGAAATACATCGAAGTAAGAGTTCATATTGTAGCTTTACACAGCCAGAATTTCACCAATATGACCTTATTCTTCCTAATGTAGACAAAATCAATATTAGAAGTATTGCAGAAGCCAAACGTGCTCGTGCCAAAAGAATTGGTGATTTAGAGTATGCTAGACGCAAGGCAGCTGGCGAAAAGGTCAAACAAGCAGACTGTGAAGTTGATTATAAAAAAATTACAAAGACAGATGTGGTGTTTAGAATCATGACGTTTGATCATGTGCCAGGAAATACCACTCGTAAAAAGAATCCTAAAAGCACAGCAGACAAGCATGACAAAGTAAACTTTCCGCCGTTCCAACATTGGAAATTTAACGAGGAAGACGAACTAATATGTGTAGGTAAAAGTCATTGGAAAGGTCCGTTGGATACTGGACACTTTGATAAAGACGCTGGTCAAATTACAAATACGCTGGCAAGGATGATGATCAAACTTTGTGAGCGGTATGCCACACGGGGCAACGTTCGCGGTTATACCTATAACGATGAGATGAAAGGTCAAGCTATTCTTCAATTAACACAGATAGGATTACAATTTGATGAATCAAAATCAGACAATCCGTTTGCGTATTTTACTGCGGCTGTTACTAATAGTTTTGTTCGTATTATTAATATTGAAAAACGTAATCAAAACATTCGAGATGATATTTTAGAAATCAACGGCATGAATCCCAGTTATAGTAGGACTGGTTCCGGCGAACATGCTGCCGCTGTTAAACGTTTTGACGAGAGTAGCGAATGACAAATTTATTTAAAAAAGTAGCCTGCTTTACAGATATTCACTTTGGTCTCAAGAGCAATTCATCAGTACATAACCAAGATTGTGAAGATTTTGTAGACTGGTATATTGCTAAAGCAAAGGAGGAAGGATGTGATACAGGAATTTTTATGGGCGATTGGCATCACAATCGTAATAGTCTCAACATCACTACTATGGACTATAGTATTAGGGCCTTGGAAAAGCTGGGCAAGGCGTTTGATAAATTTTACTTTTTTCCTGGCAATCACGATTTATATTACAAAGACAAACGAGATATTCACTCTGTTGAATTTGGAAAGTATATCCCCGGTATTACTATTGTGCATACTCCTGTTACCATTGGCGATGTTACACTTTGCCCGTGGCTTGTGGGAGACGAGTGGAAAACAATAGGTAAAAAAGGTGGCAAGTATATCTTTGGACATTTTGAATTGCCTAGTTTCTTTATGAATGCCATGGTACAGATGCCTGATCACGGTGAGATTCAACTTGATAGCTTTCAAGGTTATGAATTAGGATTTAGTGGACACTTTCATAAGCGCCAACAAAAAGGCAATATGATTTATATTGGCAATGCCTTTCCGCACAACTATGCAGACACGTGGGACGACGAGCGTGGAATGATGGTTTTGGAATGGGGCATGCAGCCTGAATATCACACTTGGCCAGGACAACCTACATTTAGAACTGTTAAATTAAGCCAACTTATTGACGAAGCTGACTCGTTAATCTTGCCCAAGCAACATCTTCGTGTTACACTAGACATTGACATTAGCTATGAAGAAGCAAGTTTTATCAAAGAAAACTTCATGGCTCAGTATGAAATTCGTGAACTAACATTAATAGCAGAAAAGAAAGCTGTCGAAATCAATACAGATATCGATGTTCAGGCTTTTGAAAGTGTTGACCAGATTGTAAGCAATCAGTTAGTCAGCATTGAAAGCGATACATTTGACAAAAACAAATTGTTGGAGATTTATAATAGCCTATGATTAAAATCAAGGAATTAACTGTAAAGAATTTTATGAGTGTGGGTAATCAAACCCAGGGTGTGAACTTTGCACAAGAAAACTTAACGCTGGTGCTGGGTGAAAACTTAGACCAGGGCGGAGATGACAGTGGAAGTCGTAACGGTACTGGTAAGACTACGATTGTAAATGCACTAAGCTACGCATTGTTTGGCACAGCACTTACAAACATTAAGAAAGACAATTTAATCAACAAAATTAATAATAAGAATATGTTGGTTACGTTGGCTTTTGAAAAAGATGGTATAGATTACAGAATCGAACGCGGTCGTAAACCAAGTATCATGAAGTTTTTTGTTGATAATGAAGAACAAGCAGAAGGCGAAACCGACGATAGTCAAGGCGATATGCGTGAAACTCAACGAGACTTAGCTGACTTGTTGGGTATGAGTCACGATATGTTCAAACATATTGTTGCGCTCAACACTTATACAGAACCATTTCTCAGCATGAGAGCAAATGACCAGCGTGTTATTATTGAGCAGTTGTTGGGTATTACTTTGCTTAGTGAAAAAGCTGAAACTCTAAAAGAGATGATCCGAGAAACAAAGGATTCTATTTTAACAGAAAGTGCGGATATTGAAGCGGCTAAAAAGTCCAACGAAAAGATTCAAGCAAGTATAGATGCATTAATAACACGCCAAAGTGCTTGGAATACACAGCACGATAACGAATTAGAGAAAATTGGCAGGGCCATTGTTGAACTTGAAAATGTAGACATTGCGGTGGAACTAGAATCTCATGCAAAGTTAAAAGTATACGACGAGCAGGCTGCTAAAATCAAGAGTCTGAATAAAGAAAAGGCAACGCTAGAAAGCGCAACAGCGCAAGCAGAGCGAAGTGTGAAAAAGTATGCTGGTGAATTAGACAAGTTGGCTAGTAAAACTTGTCACGCTTGCGAACAACAGCTTCATGATCACAAACATGAATCCATGACGGACGAAGCTACGTTACATCTTGCTGAAGCACAAAAATACTTGGATAAAGTTACAGCAGATTTAGCTAAAATTGTTAAAGAGTTAGAAGCCATCGGTGATATCAACGGGCGCCCAGACACTTATTACGATACTGTTGAACAAGCACTCAAACATCAGAATACTATACACACTCTGGAAACACAGTTAACAGTCAAAGCTGGTGAAACTGATCCGTATCAAGAGCAAATCGACGAACTGACTAATACTGCTATTCAAGAAATCTCGTGGGATGGTGTTAATCAACTGAACAGTTTAAAAGAGCACCAAGAGTTTTTGCTTAAACTACTGACTAGTAAAGACAGTTTTATCCGTAAAAAGATTATTGATCAGAACTTGGCATACTTGAACAATAGGCTAACTTACTATCTTGACAAGATGGGCTTGCCGCACACAGTTACATTCTTAAACGATTTAACTGTTGAAATCATGCAACTTGGACAAGATTTAGACTTTGATAATTTGTCGCGTGGTGAACGTAATAGACTTATTCTATCGCTGTCTTGGGCGTTCCGTGATGTATGGGAAAGTTTATATCAGCAAATTAACTTGTTGTTTATTGACGAGCTAATTGACAACGGTTTAGATGCGTCAGGTGTCGAAGGTGCATTGGCAGTGCTGAAAAAGATTGCCCGTGAACGTAAGAAAAATGTATTCTTAATTTCGCATAAGGATGAACTAATTGGGCGTGTTAACAATGTACTTAAAGTTATTAAAGAAAATGGCTTTACGTCATATGCAAACGACCTAGAAGTTACTGAGTAATGTCAAAGAAAGTTGAACCAAGTTCAATACAAAACGAAGAGTCGCATGAACAACTCATGGCGGCTTTTAGGCAATATTTTAAGGCAAATCAAGATTGGCAAAGCAAAGGCACAAGACGGGCTGGTGAGCAGATGCGCTATTGGTTAGCGCAGATCCGCATCATAGCAAAAGATCGTAGAGAACATGTACAGCAATATCGTGTGTGGTTGGACCAAGACAAGGCGGCTAGGAAGTCCCAGGAGGATAATTAGTATGCATGACTTGGCTATATCAAAACACAATTGTAGAAACCTTACCAGAAGACTGCGTAGGTTTCGTTTACATAATCACAAACATAATCTCTGGCCGCAAATACATAGGCAAAAAGTTAGCTAAGTTCAGCAAAACTACATATAAAATAGTAAAACTCAAAAACGGCACCAAGAAAAAGAAGAAAATTCGTGGTAAAATTGACAGTGACTGGCGTGAATACTACGGTAGTAGCCCAGCACTAAGCAAAGATATTGCGGAATTAGGCTCAGAAAACTTCACTAGAGAAATACTGTTTTACTGCAAATCCAAATCAGAATGTAGTTATATCGAGGCTAGAGAACAATTCAATCACAAAGTTTTAGAATCAAATGACTGGTATAACGGGCATATTCAAGTTCGTGTACATGGTTCACATATACTCAAAGGCTAACAATTTAGGCCATTTAAGCGCCAAATAAGCCCGCACAGGCGATAATATTGTGCCCTGAATCCGTTCTGATGTGCGACGGCAAGGAATCTCTTATTGGCGAAGAGTAGTAAATCACTATCCTTTACAGGACGACGATGGGATATGCCTACATACAACCCGTTTGATTTACAAGATAACTATTTTCAAGGCTAAAGAGGATTAAGAATCCACGGCTCGACAATTGTTAACGTAAGTGTAGAGACCCGCCGTCATAATAAGACAGCATGATTAGGTACCGGATGACCGCCTAAGCTAGCATAATATGCTTGTAGTGCAAACGTTAAGTGAACTGTTCAACTCAGATAATGTTCAATTTTAGCCCGCCAGGGCTAAGTGTGACTGAACAATCTAGATAATATTTAAACTGCTTCGCAGCTACTAAATTTAACAAAAGAAGCAAAGTTCGAACGAAGTGAAGAACAGATGAACGTAGTTCATCTTCTAATAGTAATAAATACTGCATATGGATTATATATGAAAGTTATTGATATTCTTAATGAGGGTGCTGCTGCCGAAGTAGGAGAACGTGTTCTTAAGTCTATTCTTGGACATACTACTTGGAGTGCTACGCAGAAAATTGCCTTCAAAGATAGTGTTGAATTATGCACTGATGTCATTGAACAAATGTTACTGAAAGATCAAGATATAACTACACCTGCTGCTACACAAGCAGCCTGGGCCGCTATTAAGCCGCGCCTTGACGGTACTCCTTGGGCTACTAGAGAATTCGTGCAAGAAATTTTCACAGTATCTGCCGCAGAAGCAAAAGATAGAGTTGCTAATAAAGCTGGAGCTCTTAAACCCAAACCGGCAGAAGCTCCTCGTAATGCAGAAAAAGATAGAGAAGATAAAATTCGAACTGGCTCTGGTACATTGCAAGGCTGGCGTGGTGTTGCACAACAAAAAGCTAGTTTTTTTGTAAAATGGTTTGGCCTTGGCGGCTATATTGCATATGACATTGTTAACAATTCATACGGTGAGTATCATCAAAATCAAGAATGGGCACTGTCACAAGTTAAAGCAGGAAAAATGACAGTTGACCAAGCCAAGTCTTATGATGCAAGTCAAAAGATGCAACTAGTTCTCAATGTTGCTGTCACATTAGGCCCGATAACTCTTTCTGTACTCAAAACACTTGTACTAGGATCTTTAAGGATAGTTGGATGGGTAGGAAGAGTAGTAATGGATAAGACTAAAGTAGTACAAAAAATTCCAATTGAAGAGTTGTTATCTCAAGCTAACTGGACTACTGGTAAAAGTGTAGGATGGGCAAGTATTCTTGCTGTGTTGAATGGTGATGGAACATTGCCGACACAAAACTGGGGCATCTATGACAGTAACGGTGTTGAAATTGGAAAAGTTGGCCGGGCATTAACATTCAGAGAATGTCTTGCATATTTTGCGGTTAATCATTCATTTGGCAAAGATACTGTAGCAAGTGTTGCGGATGATCTTAATGCTTGGTGGAATGCAGCCATGCCAGATGCTTTAAATTATACCACACAAAAACAAGACATTGAAAAAGCTGCTGGCAAACCGGTAACACCTAATGTAGTTGCTAAACCGCCGGAAGTTGTTGACGGCATCCGTATACACAACAGGTAATTAAACATGGCAATGAATGTAGTTATAATTTTTAGTGATGGCTCCCGCGAACAACTTAACGGTGTGGATGACAAATATCGTGACGATGTTAACGGATTAGTTGCCATTGCCAAAAAAAAATTTCCTAATAAGAAAATTGTTGATATAAAATATCCTAAATTAGGCGAAGCTCCTGCGCCGATTCCAGGAACTCCTCCTGCTGTTAGTCCAAACGAAGCTAACATTGGTCATTACGGGGACAAAAATCGCTGGAGAAATCTAGGCGGTGGCTACTGGCACAATGTAGACACACACGAAATTCAACTTAGATAAGCGGCATACCGCTTTCTTTAGTGGCTTCTATATTTTCTTTAATAACTGAATAAGCGGCTTCGCGATCTTCGTGACTGTAAATGTACATTAAATCATTTATAGATATACCGCCCCGCATGTACCAACTAATACGGAATAATTCCGTTTTAAATTCTTTTACTTGATTATCCAGCCTAACTAGCTCTTGTTGAATTTCTTCGGGGCTAGATCTAATTAGGCTTCTTCGAAAAAATTGCTTTGATCTAAGTCCACTTCAACAGTGTTTTCAGCTTGACAATTATCGCATTGTACCTTGTAACCTGGCATACGCCAAACAGCTCTATTTTCTTCAATGTGCTTTTTAATTTTATCTACATTTATCTTGTCGCAGTTGTGCAACCATTCGCGAATATGTTCTTGATCTGTAACAACTGTGTTGCCCACTTCTATACTTTCCACACTTTGCATATACAACTCATTTTGTGTAAGCGAAAGTTCATCAAACAATTCTTTTAATACAGTTTTTTGTTCTTCTTCACTCAGTTGCAGAGCTTGGTTTAATTTTTGTTGCAACCCAAATGTTTTAATGTTCAAAGTTGTAGATTGTTTGTAAGACAACGGCTGTGTTTTGACAGTTAAATCGCCTAGTGAAAGAGTACTATTATATTTGCAAGTGTTATAAAATTCAACAAACGCATTTAGATCCAAGTCGTAATTGTGTTCTGTTGTACAAGCGGGACAAATGTGTGTCACTGTCATTTTATTACCAAACGTTGCAATTCTGATGGCAGCAAACAATATGTTAGTATCAATATTACTAACATCCCATGCATCTTTGATTGCAGGACAACAACTTTCGATAACTTTTACTGTGCTTTCTCCGCTGATCAATGCATCTGGAGTTTTAAGCAGTATTTCATCCATGCCGGTCATGCCATAAATGGGCATGTTTTCCACATCACCTTGCAGTGTTCCGGGTTTGTTGTAAGCACCTTTGCTGGGTAAACCCACATAGATTTTTGGTTGTCTAAAATACTGTTGTAAGGGATTTTGTACCATGTTTAACTCCGGATAAATATCATATGTAGTATTTATATACGCATATTTCTAGGAATTTTTTTATGGCTGACACAGTTGAAATCTCAGAAGATAGTTTACGCAAACTCGCAGATTTTATAAGAGGCGGAAATTCAAGCGCACCTCCTACACAGCCTGGCGCTGCTCCAGAACCTGCATCAGGATTACTTAACACACTGATAAAAAGCGTTAACGAATTGGTAACGGCTATAACTGGTTCCAAAACAGCAGACAAACTATCTGATACAACTCAAGTAGCACTTGCTGTAACAGGATTAAAAGATGCATCTAATCTTGCATCTAGGGCTATCACTGATTTAGCTGTTAGCGTACCCGTATTTGGCCGAGCACTTAAAGCAGCCGGCGTAGATTTAAATGAGTATCTTAAAATTGCTCAACAAGGAAGTCAAATAGGCGTGGGCGAAGGCAATGCTTCAGAATTGCAAGAAAGGGCATTACAATCTGGTTTTAAAAATGTACAAGAATACTTAGACTATTTAAAACAGAATTATACTAATTCAATGCGTACCATTGGAAGAACAGCAGAAGACTCTTCTAAAAAATTAGCAGAAGTTGCACAAAGAGCATCTAATACAAATGAAGGACAAAATTTATTAAAAAGAAATTTAATAACGTCTGACCAGTTGGCACAAATAGCAGGTATTGCTGCTGAAGGTAAGTCTGCCATGCTTAAAGATGCAGCAGGTAGACAAGAACTAGCTGAAGAAACTGCTAAACTTGCAACAATGATGGATGCCAACGCCAAGATAACGGGCGTAAGTGTTGATCAACAGCTTAAGAATAGAAAAGAATCACAAACAAACTCAAACGACCAACTTCGAATGCAGGCGTTGGGCAGTGATCAACAACGACTTCAATATACTCAAAATAAAGCACTGTTAGAAGGCCAAGGCAAGGCCATGCAAGATCTCACATCTACAATATATTCAGGTGGTAGATTGTCCAAAGATCAACAGCAATTATTACAAGCTGCAACTGGCGGCCGAGGAGGTCAATATATACAGGCAGTGAGAGAACAAAAACAAACAGCAGGTCTTGCTGCCGAAGATCCACGTAGGATTGCAGCCAACAAACGACTTCAAGACATGGTGGCTAACATGTCTGTCTATCAAGCCAGTCCTGAATTTGCTCGCCGCGCTCAAACAACAAGTAATGCAGATCAGCAACGAGCAATGGGGACATTACAAGACCAAAATACAGAAAAATACGCAATACGTAATATCATGCAAGAGTCTCAAGTGACTCCAGCAGAAGCAAGACGCCGAGCAACGGAATTTGGGTTGCAACAAGGCCGCGGATTTAAACAAGAAGGTCTTTACGATAAAGAACAAATTCCTAATGTAGGTGCAAAACCTTTTGAAGTGCTAGCAGAAGCTAATGAACAAGCTCGCAAAACAGTTATAGCAGTAGCAACGGAAATTAATAAGATGACCACGGCGTTGGGAAATAATACAACAGCGTTAGATGGATTCAGAACATCACTGATCCCGTTAGTTGGTCCACCAGATCAAACACAACAACAGCGTAATGAGATGGTTCTTCAAATGTTTAATGGCAAACCAGGAAGCACAGGTGCGCCTCCAGGAACAGATCAATCAACTGGTAAACCGCTAACAGTTCAAACTCCTGCTGTAAATGTTCAGTCTTCCGGGCCTGTAATTGTAACTACACCTCCTGTAATTACACCTGCGGCAACACCTGTTGCACCACCTGCGGCAACACCTGTTGCACCACCTGCGGCACCACCTGCTCCAGTAGGAGGAACTAGAGGCAAAGGAACATACGGTGAAACTGGCGCTGCTGCTGAAATTAAAGATGTAGTGGCACAACTGCACAAAGGCGAAACAGTTCTTACTCCTGATCAAAGAGAAAACATGATCAAGGACAGTGCCAATGCTGCTTTTGATAAGATACTAGGAAAGAAAAATGGTAAAGAATCCGAAGTTCAGAATGTTCAATACAAGAATAACGATAAGAATGATGCTGCATTTATTAAACTGCAACAAGACAGTGAAACAGATCGATCGACTCGTGCAAACATACCAGTACCAACTCCTTCTCCTGTTAACATAGGTGACCTACGAACAGAAATAACTGAAGGATTGACACAAACTACAGCCGGACAAACAGCTGACATGGAGCGCATTAAAGCTGACTTGTCAAAACAAGCCGCAACTATCAAAGATCCTGCTCAGATTGAAACACCAAAGATTGATACATCGTTTGTGAAACAAGCAGAGCAGATGTTGGAAAGTCAAACACAAGGTGTATTTGGAAATTTAAGAACTGTATTTGCCAAACAACAACGACAAGCTGGTCCAAGTATAAATGACGAGTTTAAAAATTATCAACCAAAAGTTGCCACAGTAACACCGGCAAATCAGCCCACACCACAAGTGGAACAACCAAGGATTGAATCCAGAGAAAATGTTACACTAAAAGATCTTAACGACCAGTTAATGATGTTAAATAAGAGTATAGCGCAATTAGTATATAGTAGTACAACTAATGGTACTTTTGCGGAACAACAAATACGTGTAACAAAGAAATTGTCGGGCAATAGATTCGGCTAAGGGACAGATTAATGAGTTGGAAAAAGTACTTCACACCGGTAGATAACAACCAAAGTGGTTCGTCTAGTACCATTAATGGTACTAACTCTGGCAATCGTCCAGGCCCTGCGCAAACAAATTACAGCAGTTACTTGCCGGACATTTATACTGGTAGTCCAAATCGTATTGAACGTTATAGTCAGTATGAAGTTATGGACAGTGATCCAGAAGTTAACGCAGCCTTGGATATTTTAGCAGAGTTTTGCACACAAAAATTAAAAGACGGTAAGAGTCCATTTAGTATTGGTTGGAGAAACAAGGCTACTAACAGTGAAGTTAAGATTCTAGGCGAATATATGTCGCAATGGAATAAGATTCAAATGTTTGATACTCGTATATTCCGTGTTGTTCGCAATGTATTCAAGTATGGTGACGTATTCTTTATTCGCGATCCAGAAACTCAAAAGTGGAGTTATGTAGATCCTAGTAAGGTTGTTAAAATTATTGTAAATGAAAGCGAAGGCAAAAAACCTGAGCAATACATTATTAAAGACTTGGCTCCTAATTTTGTAAATTTAGTTGCTACCCAGATTACTCCTAATATTAATCCACGTAATAACGGTGGAGGTGTTGTTCCTACCGGTGGTTACATGGGCACAGGCGCAGCTCAAAAAGGCGGCAGCAATCCTGGATCTACTAGTTCTGGTAGTAGATTTGGATTAAGCGAAACAGAAAGTGCTATTGCCGCAGAACATATTATCCATTTGTCATTAAGTGAAGGATTAGATAACAACTATCCATTTGGTAATAGCTTACTTGAAAACATTTTTAAGACATATAAACAAAAAGAATTACTAGAAGATGCTATTCTAATCTATCGTATACAACGTGCTCCAGAACGTAGAGTATTCCACATTGATGTAGGTAATATGCCGTCACACTTGGCTATGGCATTTGTGGAACGTGTTAAGAATGAGATACATCAACGCCGTATTCCAAGCCAAACTGGCGGCGGGCAGAACGTTATTGACAGTGCATACAATCCTTTAAGCATTAATGAAGACTATTTCTTTCCAGTAACCGCAGAAGGTCGTGGAAGTAAAGTAGATACACTGCCAGGTGGAACAAACTTGGGTGAAATTGATGACTTAAAATACTTTACTAATAAGTTATTCCGTGGTTTGCGTATTCCAAGTAGTTACTTACCTACAGGCGCAGATGATAGCCAAGCAAGTTTCAATGACGGCCGCGTTGGTACAGCGTATATTCAAGAATTACGTTTTAACAAATACTGCGAACGGTTACAAAATTTAATTGTCAGCGTATTTGATACAGAATTCAAGCGATTCATGTACCACAAAGGTATGAATATTGATCCTGGATTGTTTGAAGTCAAGTTCAATCCTCCAATGAACTTTGCAAGTAGCCGTCAAGCAGGACTTGATACTGAGCGTATTAATACTTTTAACACTATTCAAGCAGTGCCTTTTATGTCAAAGCGTTTTGCATTAAAACGTTTCTTGGGATTAACAGACGACGAGGTAGCAGAAAACGAACGTCTATGGGCGGAAGAAGCTGGCAAAGGTAGTCCAACACATACCGACGCTGCTGGTGAGTTGCGCAGTGCAGGACTAAGTGCCGGCGGTATGGAAGGAGACTTAGGAGCAGCAGCCGATATGACTCCTCCAGAAGATCTTGCTGGAGAACCAGAAGGCGAAGGCAGCTTGCCTGGTCAAGTACCACCGGTGGCACCAGGGCCAATGACGCAACCTGCATAAATACGATATGATTTTAAGAGAACTGTTTTATATTGATCCAGACACACGGCACATTGCAAATGATTTGCGATACAGTGCCGAGCGCGACACATCTGTGTTACACAGGTCGGATACTCGTACGACACGATTAACTTTAAGACAAATTAACGAACTACGTAAAAGTAGTGAAGCCCACATTCTAGAACAAGAAAATGAATTAGAGTTTATACATTCTATGTATACACCACCCGCACAACCGGCGGTCTAATTGAAAACAGCAAAAAACGGCCTGTTTTCACGGTATATCTACGCATATTTTAATTAATTGTGTAAATAATACTACAGCCTTGTATCAATACTTAATCTACAGGAGAAACAAACATGACTGACCGCGCTCAATTTGAAGCAATGTTAAATGCACTGATCAACGAAGATCAAGATGCAGCTAAAGAAATTTTTCACAATATCGTAGTAGCAAAATCTCGCGAGATCTACGAAGAATTATTAGAATCAGACTTTGAACAACAAGAAATGGAAGAAGCCTTCCCAGCCGCAGAAGAAGAGGAAGAGGAAGAAGGTCCTGCTGAAGACGACGAAGAAGCAATGGACGACGAAGAAGGCGACGAAGAAAGCGAGGAAGATCCATTCGGCGACGAAGAAGGCGACGAAGAAGGCGAAGGTTCAATGGACGACGCAGAACAATCTGATCGTATCCTTGACCTAGAAGACGCATTAGAAGAATTAAAAGCTGAATTTGAACAGCTAATGGCTGGCGAAGAAGGCGAAGACATGGGTGGCATGGACGACATGGACGGCATGGACGACATGGGCGGCATGGATGCTGAGCCAAAAATGGACATGGGCATTGGCGAAGAAGACGAGCTAGCTGGTTTAATGGAATATGTTAACCAAGTTGGCGGCAAAACATACAATACATTTGGTAAAATGGGCGACAAAGGTGCAAATACCAAGCCTATTTTAGCTAGCAAGAACGACATGGGCGGCACTGCTGGCAACATCGCACAAAACTTTAGCACAACTAAAGGCGGTACAGAAGGTGGTTTAGCTAAACCTAGCGCAGGCGACTTAACAAGCGGCTTAGGTACAGTACACAACCGTGTTGATTCTAAAGCAGGCAAGACAGCTTTCACTAAAAGAGAGCCAGGCCATGGTGCAGAAAAAGCAGGTTCAAAAGAAACAGCCGACAACAAGCAAAGCGTGTTGAAAGCTATTAAGAAGTAATAACAGAGACTATTAACAATATGTCTTTATACCTCCGAGAGAATCTCAGTTTCAACGAAGCCAAAATGGTCGTTGAATCCGATGACAAAGAAGGAAAAAACTTATACATGTCCGGGATTTGTATCCAGGGCGGTATACGCAACGCTAACCAGCGTGTTTATCCTGTAAACGAGATTGGCAAGGCTGTCAAGACCTTAAACGATCAGATTCAAAACGGCTATTCAGTTCTCGGAGAAGTGGATCATCCAGATGATCTAAAAATTAACCTGGACCGTGTGTCCCACATGATGGTCAATATGTGGATGGACGGTCCTAATGGTTACGGTAAACTGAAAATTTTACCAACCCCAATGGGACAATTGATTCGTACTATGTTAGAGTCAGGAGTCAAGTTGGGTGTCAGTTCACGCGGATCCGGAAACGTCAAAGATGACGGATCCGGTGAAGTATCAGATTTTGAGATTATCACAGTAGATATGGTAGCTCAACCTAGTGCTCCTGGAGCATATCCTACACCAATTTATGAACACTTGATGAATAGTCGAGGCGGATTAAGTGCCTTACGCATAGCGCAAGAGGTTAAGGGTGATCCAAAAGCACAGAAATATCTCAAAGAGAGTTTATTATCAATAATAAACAAACTCCAATAACAAGGAGAATCATATGTTGGATGCGTTAAAACAATTATTTGAAAACAATGTGGTTTCTGAAGAGATCAAAGAGTCAATCGAGGCTGCTTGGGAAGCTCGTATCAACGAGAACCGCGAACAAGTATCAACTCAACTACGCGAAGAATTCGCACAAAAATATGAACATGACAAGAACGCAATGATTGATGCTGTAGATCGTATGATCTCCGAGCAACTTTCTAGCGAACTAGTCGAGTTTGCTGACGACCGTAAGCAACTAGCAGAGATGAAAGTCAAGTATGCTACTGCTATGAAGCAAAATGCTGGCATGATGAAGGAATTTGTCACACGCCAACTAGCTGCCGAAGTTCGTGAATTACACGAAGACCAAGTCGAAATGGCAAGCAAGTTCGGACTTTTAGAATCATTCGTAGTAGAAGCTCTTGCTCAAGAAATCGCAGAGTTTTACAAAGATAAACAGGATTTAGCTGAAACGAAAGTTCGCTTGATCCGTGAAGGTCGTAAAGAAATCAAGAAGGTAAAAGAGACATTTGTCCAACGTGCCGCTCAGATGGTTGAAGGTGTTGTATCACAGAACTTACGTTCTGAAATTACAGCATTGAAAGAAGACATCGAAGCAGCTCGTCGTGCAGATTTTGGCCGCAAGTTATTTGAAGCATTTAGTGCAGAATATCAAGCAAGTTACCTAAATGAAAAATCAGAAACTGCAAAATTACTCAAAGTCATAGACATGAAAGATTTGGCTATTAAAGAAGCTGCTAACGCAGTTGTTAAAGCTGAACAAATCCTAGAAAGTAAAGAAGCAGAAGTACGTACTCTTAAAGAGAGTCAAGAAAGAAAAGCAATCATGAATGAATTACTTGCCCCACTTAACGGTGAACAAAAATCAATTATGAATGAACTTATGGAGTCTGTGAAAACAGAACGTCTAAACGAAAGTTTTGAAAAGTACTTGCCATCAGTATTGAATGGTAAGGCTCCGCAGAAGAAACAGGCACTAGTAGAGGCAAAAGAAGTTACCGGTAATAAACAAATTACCACCACCAACCGTAGCGTAGACAGCGAATCAAGTAATATTGTTGACATTCGCAGACTCGCTGGACTAAAAATTTAAGGAGAATTAAATGTCTGAACTATTAAACGGACGTTGGGCAGAGACTAAGGAAGCCCTATTAGAAGGCTTACAAGGCACTAAAAAATCAGTAATGGGTGTTACCCTAGAAAATACTCGCAAGTATTTGATG